ACAGTTTCATAGTAGAGAAAAAGAGCAACGGCTCCGCTCTCTATCAGGAGATGCGGCGCTCCGGCGTGCCGGTGTCCGAGTTCACTCCCGGCAAGGGGACCGACAAGGTCGCACGGGTCAACGCGATAACGGACCTGTTTTCGACCGGCATCGTCTGGGCACCTGATAGAAGGTGGGCGCAAGAAGTTATATTGGAGTGTCAGGACTTCCCCTCGGGCAAGAACGACGACCAAGTAGACGCCATGACGATGGCGCTGCACAGGTTCAGGCAGGGCGGGTTCATCCGCATCCCCGGTGACGAGCCGGAGCCGACACGGTATTTCAAATCCCAGCGGAACGCTGGGTATTATTGAGAGGGATTTATGAAAGTTAAGAAAGAGAAATCTGCTGCCATCGTTACGATCTTTGACGCTCCTAATATGACTTCTGCTGGACGTAAGCGCATTGCTAAATGGCTACGATCTCGCGCAGATTTACTTGAAAAACACGCCGATCTGATGGCGTCCAGATTTACATCACGCTGGCTGTACTCGGATACGCCGCGTAAGAGGACTAAGTAATGGCCGTAGAAAAAAGTCTTTTCCAAGCCCCGCAGGGACTCCAGAGCCTGACATCTCCGGAGGACTCCGACTTGGAGGTGATCCTCCCCGAGGAGGAAGGCGAGCCAGCAGGCGAGGACGAAGAGAAGGAGTCGGAGGAGTTCACCAAGAATCTTGCCGAGGATATGAGCGAGCAGGAGTTGCAGACCCTCTCCTCTGAATTAACTGCCCTGTACGATCAGGACTTGATGGACCGCAAGGAGTGGCTGGACGCTTACGTTGCCGGGTTGAAACTGCTGGGGATGAAGTACGAGGAACGAACGGAGCCTTGGCAGGGAGCCTGCGGCGTTACTCATCCTCTCCTCATGGAGTCTGCCGTCCGGTTCCAGTCGGAGACGATCATGGAGACTTTCCCCTCCGGTGGGCCGGTGCGGACCAAGATCATCGGCAAGGAGACTCCCGAGAAGAAGGAAGCCGCGTTGCGTGTCGAGGACGACATGAACAACGAGTTGGTCGAGGTCATGCAGGAGTACCGCCCCGAGCATGAGCGCATGCTGCTGTCGCTGTGCCTGTCGGGAAATGCGTTCAAGAAGATCTACTTTGATCCCAGCCTGCAGCGACAGACGGCGATGTTTATCTCCGCTGAAGACATTGTCGTGCCCTATGGAGCTTCTAACCTGTGGTCGGCAGAGCGGGTCACCCACCGCATGCGCAAGACCAAGAACGAGGTCCGCAAGCTGCAGGAGGCAGAGTTTTACCGGGACATCGACCTAGGCGAGCCGTCGCTGATTCTGGACGAGGTGGATAAGCAGAAAGCCAAGGACCAAGGGTTCTCGGCCACGCAGGATAAAAGACACCTGCTGCTGGAGATGCACGTAGACCTGAACCTCAAGGGCTACGAGGATGTGGATGAAGACAACTATGAGACAGGGATTGCGTTGCCCTATGTAGTTACGCTCGATAAGGGTAAAGGCACCATTCTTGCGATACGTAGGAATTATAAGGAGGACGACAAACTCAAGCTGAAGCGCCAGCACTTCGTGCACTATGGCTACGTCCCCGGCTTTGGCTTCTACTATTTTGGATTGATCCACCTGATCGGCGGGCATGCCCGCTCCGCGACCTCGCTGATCCGGCAGTTGGTCGATGCGGGTACGCTCTCTAATCTGCCCGGTGGCCTGAAGGCCAAGGGCTTGCGGATGAAGGGCGACGACACGCCCATCGCCCCCGGCGAGTTCAGGGATGTGGACCTGCCGAGCGGGTCCATCCGCGACAACATCCTGCCGCTGCCCTACAAGGAGCCTAGCCAGACCCTGTCCCTGCTGATGGACAAGATCGTGGAGGATGGCCGCAGGTTCAGCGGCGTTGCTGATCTGAAGATCAGCGATATGTCCTCGCAGGCTCCGGTCGGTACTACGCTGGCTATCCTAGAGCGGGCCTTGAAGGTAATGAGCGCGGTACAGGCACGCATCCATTACACGATGAAGCAGGAGTTCAAGCTGCTCGCGGCCATCATCCGTGACAATACGCCTGACTCCTACGACTACGAGCCGGAGACCGGGAAGAAATCTGCCAAGCAGGGCGACTACGATCTTGTAGAAGTCATCCCGGTATCGGACCCGAATTCGTCCACGATGTCGCAGCGGGTGGTGCAGTACCAAGCCGTGATGCAGTTGGCGCAGGCGGCTCCGCAGATCTATGACTTGCCGTTCCTGCATCGCCAGATGATCGAGACCTTGGGCGTCAAGAACGCGGCCAAGATCGTGCCGATGGAGGACGACATGAAGGCGGTAGACCCGGTCAGCGAGAATATGAACGTGCTGATGGGCAAGCCGGTCAAGGCGTTCATGTATCAGGATCATGAGGCACACCTGCAGGTGCACATGGCAGCGATGCAGGATCCGAAGATTGCAGCGATGCTGGGCCAGAACCCGCAGGCGCAGGCGATCCAAGGTGCGGCGATGGCGCATGTGATGGAGCATGTGGCGTGGCAGTACCGCCGCGAGATCGAGAAACAGTTGGGTGCAGCCCTGCCGCCGGTCCCCGAGAAGGATGGCGAGAACAGCCTGCCGCCGCTGCTGGAGACACAACTTTCACAGCTTGCAGCCCAAGCTGCCGCGAAGCTGCTGCAGAAGGACACACAGGAGGCACAGGCCCAGCAGGCTGCGCAGCAGGCACAGGATCCGCTGGTGCAGATGCAGCAGCAGGACTTGCAGATTAAGGCTGGCGATCTGGAGCGCAAGAAGCTCAAGGATCTGGCCGACACGGCTGGCAAGGCCGATGCGCAGAAGCTGCGTGAGAAGGAGGTCAGCGGGCGTCAGGCACTGGATGCGCTGCGGATACTCACCGACGCGGCCAAGGCCAAGGACCAGATGCAGCAGAGTGGATCGACGGAGACTCACCGCATGCTGCTGGACGCGGCCAAGTCCAAGGACCAGATGTCCAGTCAGGAGACCCAGTCGCTGGTCGGGCATGCAGTGGACCTCCACAAGCATCAGAACCCGCCGCCGCAGAAAACCCTGTCGCTGCCGAAGAAGGCTAAGAAGAAAACCTCATGAGCGACGCAAACTCGGTCATGTCGTACCTAGACAACAAAATTGACGAGCATCGCGAGATGATGACGCGGGCGGTGGTCAAGGGTGGGCAGGTAAAGGACTATGCTGAATATCAGCGACTGTGCGGAGTCGTCCAAGGTCTGGACTTCGTAAAGCAAACTATCGCAGACCTCGCAAAACGACTGGAGACGGATCCCGATGACGCAGATTAATATTGAGGAAACTAGAGCGGTAGCGAAAGAAAAGGCCAAGCAGCTTCCTGAACCCAAGGGGTACAGGATCCTGTGCATGGTCCCCAACGTCGAAGATCAGTTCTTTGGGGGTATTTATAAGCCAGAATCTACGGTCAGGGTCGAGGAACAGACCACTTTGGTCCTGTTCGTCGTCAAGATCGGCCCCGAAGCCTATAAAGATGAGAAGCGGTTCCCTTCCGGTCCGTGGTGCAAGGAGGGCGATTTCGTGGTGGTACGGGCGTATTCAGGCACTCGGTTAATGATTCATGGCCGCGAATTTCGCCTGATCAACGACGATACCGTGGAAGCCGTGGTCGAAAATCCCATCGGCATCACCCGCGCAGGCTAGGAGTAAATACGAATGAGTACTAATCAGGAATTCACATTCCCGCACGAGAAAGACGAAGCCAAGGCTGAAGAGAGAGAAGAGCTTCAGATCGAAGTCGTAGACGATACTCCACCGGAGGATAAAAACCGGGAGCCGATGCCGAAGGAGATCGTGGAAGATCTGGAGAAAGATGATCTAGAAGAGTACTCAGAGAAGGTAAAGAAGCGACTTGGTCAACTGAAGAAAGTCTGGCACGACGAGCGCCGTGCCAAGGAGTCAGCCACGCGGGAGCGAGAAGAAGCCCTGCGGTTTGCTGAAACTCAGGTTCAGGAGGTTCAAAACCTCAAGAAGCGGTTAGGCGTCGGTGAGAAGTTGTTTATCCAAGAAGTCACCAAGGCTTCTACTAACGAACTTGCCACAGCCCGCGAGAAGTTAAAATCCGCTTTCGAGGCAGGCGATGCTGAGCAGATTGCTAGCGCATCCGAGGCGCTGGCAGATGCCAAGCTCAAGTCTAGGGAATACAGTCAGCTAAGACCCTCTTTACAGGAGGATGGAGAAGGTGTAGAACAACCTCAACAGGCACGGGTGGCTCCCGTCCAAGTAGACCAGAAAGCCGAGGCTTGGCGGTCGAAAAATACTTGGTTCGGAGCCGATGAGGAGATGACCGCCCTCGCACTCGGCCTTCATGAAAAACTGGTCAAGTCTGGCGTCGATCCTCGTAGTGATGATTACTACGACAAGGTCAACCAGACAATGCGCAAGCGATTCCCCGAGAATTTCGAGGAAGAGCCAACAACGCAGACTCGGAAAACCGAGCAGCGCAGATCGACGGCTACAGTTGTAGCTCCCGCAACGCGGTCTTCCGCACCCCGTCAGGTTCGCCTGACACCAACGCAAGTTGCACTCGCAAAGAAATTTGGCTTGAGCAATGAAGCGTATGCACGCGAGATGATTAAATTGGAGAGTAGCAACAATGGCTGAAAATCGTATTGAGCGAGAACTCGAAACCCGAGCGACATCGCAGCGCAAGCAGGCTTGGACCCCGCCCCAGACGCTTCCGACACCGAAGGCGCAACCGGGCTGGGCTTTCAGATGGATTCGTATCAATCTCATGGGTCAACCCGACCCGACGAATACTTCTGCAAAACTCCGTGAGGGATGGGAACCTGTCAAGGCGGTAGATCATCCCGAGTTGATGCTTACCCCCGACCCGAATAGTCGATTCAAAGACAACGTCGAAGTCGGTGGTTT